AGTGGGTTTTTGCTATGAGATTTGCGAGTGTAGTTTTTCGATGCAATGGTGTGACCATTAGTTTGAATGTCCTTACCTAACACATGATCTAAATTAATCTTAACTTTAGTTTCACAATGAGCGACAAACTTAGGAGCAACAGTAACATCATTATCATTGTGCGCAGATGAAGCGATAGTTTTATCTAATATAGCCGTGACCATTGAGGTGGTTATGGGTGCGCGATCGATAACGATAGGTTCACGATCTAATTTGATCACAGATTTTTCCTTGATCTGTGTGTCATTGTATAACGGTATATTAGCAACATCGACTGCATTTTCAATGGACGTACCGAGCACAGTTAAAAAGAAAGTTACCTCATCATCACTACCATAGAAAAGGATCTCATCACGAGCACGTGATACTGCAACATAAGCATGCCTGATCCTAGTATCAACACTAATATCGAGTATATCAGAACAGTTAACAACCACCGCGTCAAAAGTGTGACCTTGCGATTCAGTTGCAGTTCTTACAATATGCCCCATAGAACATAACTCTTTGGATTTCTTTTGTGTAAAACAGATTACATCCTTACCTTTCGGTATAGTGTTAACAATCTTAACCACACCGTCATTATCGCGACTAGTATCAATTTTAATACCCTTCTTAGCGAACATGGGTGCAAATAGATTGGTGATTTTGCGTGCGCAACGATCAGTGCGAGTTCTATATTTGTCTGTCATCTTGTAAACATGTTCACCATTATCTTCGAAGAGCGGAAAAGAGTCAATTTGCATTGGGTCGCCGATAACGTACACACATCTGTGGTGATGTGCGGCTAAGTCGCAATAAACCGCTAGCTGTGACGGTTGAAGAATGGTATACTCATCAATCACAATATTCTTGAGATGGGGGTTGTTGGTCAAGTACTCATCAAATTTCAAAAATAATGACTGAACAGAGGTTTTCTGAGTGGACACGGCTGATACAAGTATTGTGTCCCTACCCATAGTGTCAACGATATTCTTAGTCTTCGACGAACCGGAGACACCACAAATAGCAGGTATTGCGTACACGTATTTATTGTTCTCAGCAATGCAAACAGAATGTGTCGT